ATACAATGCCCAACACCAATCATTGGATTTATAGATTGCGTCAATGTCACTCATGGACAAGCCGTTTATCTCACCAAATAACTGCTCTTTGTACTCTGGATGATTCCAGATCCACTCAATATAGGATTGAATGAAGGTACGGCACTCAAGGTTTGCCCAAGAGTCAATCCGCAACGCATACGCTCTCATCAGATGCCAACGAACATCGTCAACAGTCGAACCCCACCGTAGGGAACACAAAACACGTTCTGTGTCTGGAACAGGTAACCAGACTCCAGAGCTCGAGCCATCAGGTTGCTCGTATCTGAAACCTTGCGATAAGAACTGAACGTCCTTCAAGAGCCGAGGCTCCTCACAAGGGGTCTTGGTAGTGATACCGATACCACTCCATAATGGGGCAATAGTCTTAGGGTTGAACCAATCCACGCACAGTTGAGATACTGTAAACGTGTTATCGTCGCCATTTAAGGCAGCCGCAACATTAGACATAAAGTCCTCATAGCTTCCGAACACATCACCTTCGTAGTTTCGCATTGATACATCACTCGTCATCGCAGCAGCTACCGAAGCAGCATTTGCAGTTCCGAATTTCTTCTCAGCTAATTCTATCCAAGCGTAGGCAAACAACCGAAACAAAATCATGGTATTATCCACGATAGTGTTGGCTGATCCCGACGGGTTTCCAGTGTGTTTCTGAATAAGCTCACCATTCTCAAGAACAATCACAGAATGAACTATGTCGTCATACAGGCGTTGAAACCTGCGAGAATTTTCAGGTGTTTTATGCTCCTCGCTCAGCATTTGCCACCTAATCTCCATTTGGCCATACATGGCCCGCGCAAAAAGACTAGAATCATATTCTGATTCATCTAGCTCAAAGGCATGGGGGTGGACGCTCAAGCGCGCAAAAAGTGCATTCCAACCTTGCAAAAATTTGGATGCTCCAACGAAAGACCAAGTCTTACCGTTGGTCTGATAGAACTTTGTGTTCATATCAAGACAGAACCGGTTAAGGGCAACTGAATGCTCCACCGGTGAGGCCGTAAAAGTGCGAATCTTATTTTCTAACAACTTTTCCGCGGCACGAAGCTCTCGCTTCTGACTACACGTCCATATAGGTCGCATAGGCCGTTCTGCCTCATTCCCTAGCATTTTCCAAAAATCAGCAAGCATGTGCTTGGGACCCGTATCTAAGAAACCACCTTTCGAGTGGAAATCAAGAGACATTGGATAACCCACAGACGTTGTCCGGTCACATTCCTTAACGCAAGTTTCCTCGCTCAGTACATGTGATCCGCCCATGTGTCGCATGAAATGCTGTAGAGTCCATTCTCCGGCAATAGCCCAGCTTTTCTCATTCAATTGAGGCTGTGCTTTGTCATACTTACTAACACTCTTAAAAGAGGCGTTCAGATTGGGAATGACCCCACGATAAGCTGTTCCAACAAAGAGTTTCTTCTCTAAGCAGAATTCATCTAACGATGTATTAGGTGCCCATTCGTCGCCGCCTTGTTTTACATAGCGGTTGGCTCTGCCTACGAAATCGACATTTCCCTTAACAAAGTAATGATGAAAGTGATTTGATGGTCTCCACGGGAGATCTCCGGGAGAGATTTCATTCCAATCCAAGTCCTCAGACTGACGTCCCACTAATATCCCAGGCTCCAAGCTTCGACGCTTAAAAACCTCTTTGGTTACGTAGTTTTCATACCACTTCTCCCAAAGGGGGAGCTCGGGTAGTGGGACATCTAGTTTTTCTGAGGAGAACCGGTGGCCGCAGATACAATCTGCGGTGTGATGGTGAGAAACACGTTCTCAACTCCACCACGAGTCGAATTGTGGAATCCCACCACTTTGCCTGATTCGGCATCGACTACAACACCAGTACAATTACCATCAATCGATGACAGCTTATAAATTCCGACTTGATGCTTCGTCACACAAGAGACAGACATTGAGTCCACCTCATCCTGAATGCGCAAGATTTTTCCTGCGTCCCAGCTAACATTACTATTAGCAAATTTTTCATCAGTATCATATGCATACATAGCAACCTTTCGGCCAACTACAGGAAATGCATGTTGCAACTGTGGAAACTCCTGCAAAGAGGAGGGACGGGGAAAACAAAGAAGATCATAGGCCAATTTCTTGCCTGAACTTCTCGGTGCAGTATGTTCGACCACGTTTCCGTTAAATCGAAAAGAGAATTTGATGTTATCGCTTTCTTCCTTGAATATGTGCTCACACACAACAATCACATTCCACATCATCACTGCGTTCAAACAGCGTGTTCCGATGCGTGCCAATCCAAGGGCGCCTTGTACTTTGCCAATATCAAAGCGTTTCCCATTTATCGCAGACTCTTGAATGTCTTTTGACTTATGGAGAAATTCACACTTTTCACCCAACTTACAATTTCCTTTCTTGAAAAAGTAACAGGGCTGTGAACTCTTGTTTGGACACGATTTTCCTACATGACCAACTACACCACAGACAGAACACTTCCCTTTAGGGTGTTTCTTGTCAAGGTCTTTCTTCACCTTACTCACAGCGTTTAACAGCTTTGATGCTGCCGAACGTTGAGCGGATTCGTTGGTTCCATGCATAAAATCATTGAGGAGACCAGCATGCGGGAGGTGAGAGGGGACAACAAAGTTGTCATCTCTCTTGGTTTTCACCAAGTTGCCTCCGTTATCACGGGTCCAAATCGCTGAATTGTCATCATCACCAGGCTTTTGGTATGAGGCATGGGCTTTCGCACCACGCGCCACCTTTCCAGCTCTAGTTTTCTGACGTTTCGCTTTAGACTTGGCACCTTCCTGCACACTATAAGTCCAACCACATTTCTTGCACTTCAGCTGATTAGCTTGGTGCACACACTCTGATTTCGTTTCAACACTACTTTCAGGCATGGCGGTAAGACTAGGGTATCCTGGAGGATCACACTCACGCCAATGCATACATTTCAAGCCACCACAATGAATGTTACAACACTTTTTCGCGCTGATATCAATCTTGTGATTTGCCTTGTACCACGGGCAGATATGTTTTCCAGTTGTGACGTGACAACAACCATCCTGAGCTTCCTTTTTCTCAGGTTTGTGAGCGGCTTTCGCCGTCTTATCTTTCGAGGCATTTTTCCTCGGTTGTTGTGTCCTTGCTTCAGCCTTCTCTGCTTTAGCTTTAGACTTTTCCTTCTTTTTGCCTTTGCGTTCTTCCTTATGTAGCACTTTGACTACTAAGAGCAGAACCGCGAACAGAACAATCATAACTACTGGAAGTAGCCACGGTCGCTCTGTACACTGTTTCTTCAATGCGTTGAGGTGAACCAGATCTTCTGTCTGGCCCCACATCTCACGGAGGGCATCAAAGGCTTTAGAAGGCACATCAGGGGTAGGAGTAGTCGATGTCGCGACATATCCTAGCCCACGCGTATCACCAGGCACGCGAAGCGCACTAGCAGTTGACGTTGAAGCCAATGGTTTCGGAAGAAGAGCAGCTTGACGCTGCAACTCTAACATAAAAGGCTTAACTTTAGCTGCTGGTGTATCTAACGATAATTCAGCTGTAAGAGGGAGGGATTCAGAATCAGATTTAACATCATCATCTTTACCCTGCTTTCGTTCCTCGAGCTTTTTATCGATAGTCTCAGTTAATTTACTGACACTCGCTTGCACAAACTCCACATGATCCATACTCATTGCAGGTGCGACATCATTGCCGCCAAACAAACTACCAAGGATCGAAACCCCAGTACAAGCTGTTGAAGCCATCTGAGCGATGAACTTCACCTGCTTCCACATATCAAATGCGAAAGATAGACCATTATAGAGCATCATAGGAACGATGACAGTTAATGCCAAACAATCAAACAGTTTGAACACCTTACTTGAAGTAAGCTTTTCTAAGCTTTCCTTCTTTTCAGCGTGTCTCACAAATAACGAACGACACAAATAATACACTGCACCGACCATCGCTGCCATAGTAGCGACGCTTACCCCAGTTTGAACTGAGGAGGCAACAGGAGCCACGAAAGAAGAGACTTTTTGCTCTATCTCCGCTACCTTCTGTTCCACGGAAAGTTGTATTTGAATGCCAGCGTTTTGTACTTGCTGCTCAATATTGACACCAACATTATTCACCGACCTTTCGATAGATGTAACACGTTGATTCAAGTTCTCGACAATTCTTTCCACAGACTCTTTCACCCACAAGCACGCCTTTGCGACGTACCAGCCTGCAATTAAGCAGAGGATTACAAAAGACCAGGAATTCGAAGCCACAGCGACAAAAGAGTCACCATTCTCCGCTCTCACACCCAACATCCACCATGTAGAAGACAGGACAAATATCACAAGGAGTATTGCAGCAGCACCAACAAAGTTGAGCCGGCATTGAGCCTGAGTGACATGACCCTTAAAGGACGTTAACACCTCTGCTGCTTCTTGAAGCACTTTACAGAGTGGAACTTCCTGCTTCACCTGAGGAATGGATTCCTCCAATTTGAATTCATCATCAACAATCAAAGGATTGCGCCAGTCTTTCAGTTCATCGAGTCGCCTGTCCGTTTTCATACGGAACACATTTGAACGGTGCTTACGCCCCGCCAGGTGGTCAAGCCACGGCTGCTCAGTTTCACATCGGACACGACACATTTCACAATACATTGTCATAATCAGAAAATCAGAGAGAGAGAGATCAAGATTTTACCCGTTAGTTCGGACTATGTCTAATAGTACGACAAATCTCAGCCAAGATGCAATTCACTTCAATGTGTTGCAACTCAGTAACAGGAGTTGAGAGATCGATTCGGTTCACAGAAAGCGTAACTGATGCTTGGAGTAGACGAACAAATTAAAACGATTGTTAAATTTAAAAT